GGATATACGACATAGATTGTTTTGTAAAACTAAACATTCCTGGAGGTGGTCTTTATGCGTGAGGTATCAAAAAATCTTTACTGCGGGAGCGAACAGGACTTTTACATGCTTGTCGGAGGACGTAACGTATTCAGATTTGACAGCGAAATAGACGCGGCCATGCCGGAGGGATGGGCTGTTGTCCATGCTTGCAAGGAGCCTTTCCACAGGATAGCCCTTGGATATACAGGCAAAGGTGCGCCAAAAGGACATTCCGAATATTTATGGGCATTGAGAGACAAAAACAGGCTTGTTCTTAATATGGTAGATGCCCCAAAGCCTGAATTTTTCGATATGCGAATTATTGACGTAGCAATAAGCTTTATAGATTGGAAACTTTCCGTGGGCAAGAAGGTTTTAGTGCATTGCAACGAAGGGAAGTCAAGGAGTTGCGCTATTTGCCTTTTATACCTTGCATCACTCGGTATATCGGAAGATAAAGCTTTGTTTGAACTGTTTGAGGCTGAATTTATGGAACGCAAATACCCTGAATATGCCCCCGGCGCTGGAATCCGTGCTTTTATGCAGCAAAACTGGAACCATTACTGTGTTGTGGTTCGATAATGGAGTGATTTTATGGCACCCAGAACTCAAAAACAGACATCGAGAGCCAGAAACCAGCGTAAAGCAAACAGAATGGCACAGAAAGTTGAGAAAGCTTCTTCCGGGAAACAAGGCGTATGCGAGGTGTGTGGCAAGGTTTTCGACCAAGTATACAGGCCCAAGAGAAAGATTTACACTTCGTTCAAAAAATGTGCTAATTGTCGCTTGAGTGCTGCAAGAAAAACATCTATTGCAAGGATTCCGTACGAGCCGCATATAAACCAAGAATCTATACACGCAAGCACCGCAAGGTTTAAGGTTTTGAATGCAGGTACTCGTTTCGGCAAAGACAGATGTTTTGTAAATGAGTTTATTAAGAAGTTTTGCGAAATGCTATCCGAAAAGCGAAGCGAAGATCTTATCCCCGCTGTACACGGCTGGATTATTGCGCCTACGTTTACAATGGCAAGACAGGTGTGGCGAGAACTGATGGCCTTTTTCCCTCGGGAGTGGATAGATACTCCTTGGATGGCAGACAAGATGATTTCCACGATAAATGATGGGATTATTGAAGTGCGATCTGCCGATGACCCGGAAGGACTTGTTGGTGTTGGCCTTGACATTGTTCTTGTAACAGAGGCGGCTCGCATAAAGCACTTCGACGAAGTCTGGACTAACCTTGAAAACAGGCTTATGTCTCCCGGACGTGGTCCGAACGGTGAAGGTGGAATAGGGCTTATAAACTCAACCCCGAGAGGTCGTAATTTTTTCTACAAAATGTACAAATGGGGACAGAAAGACGATCCTGAATATGACATGGAATGGGAAAGCTGGAGGTATACCACCTTTGACAACCCTCTCCTTACAAGAAAAGACAAAAACTGGATTGAAAGGCTAAAAAAAAGATACCCGGAAAGGATATTCCAACAGGAAATAATGGCAAAGTTCCTCGCAGAAGGTAATTCAATGTTCCCGAAAGCCGATGATTGTGCCACTTACAGCGGGGACGAAAAGCCTGTTGCCAATGAAATATACGTTATAGGATACGACCCTGCGAAGTCTATCGACAATGCCGGCGTTGCAGTAAGAAACACAAAAGGACAGACAGTTAAAGTTGAACAATGGAAAGGCATGGGCTGGGAAGCTCAATACGACAGAATAACACTGTTATCAAAGATTTATAACAATGCCTTAATTGTTCTGGATAAGACGGGCTTAGGAGAGACAATTCCTACACAATTAATGCAAAGAGGGTTAAACGTAGATGATGTGTATTTCACGGCATCCGAGAAAGAAAAGCTTGTTAATAATCTTGCCATGCTTATAGAGCAGGAAAAAATTTGTTACCCGGATTATGAGCCTTTGATAGATGAGCTTAAGGATTACCAGTATACCGTTACACGGGCAGGAAACATACGGTATGGAGCTTCATCCGCAAGAAAGCATGACGACCTTGTGACTGCAATGATGTTGGCATTTAAGGACTTTGTGACGATAGAGTTGGCACTGCCTTGGGTCGGCGCAATAGGAGGGATTGCCAAACATGTTTAATCTTTGCGGCGGCTAAGTGGCCGTGGCAATGCCTTTGGCTGCCAGTACCATTTGGCATTTCTATACCATGATTCCCGCGCCTCCAGGAAGCGCCGCCGCAATTAAACATACTGGAGGCAAAACTATTTTGGAGGTGTATACCATGAAAGTTATATTTGTTTTAACTGGCAAGATGTTTGTAAATATTTATGTGTTTGATTACGAAAGTGAAAAGCCTGAAGAAATGACTACTTTGCGCGGCGATCCAAGACTTATGCTTGAAAACATTAAGGAAGTCATTTCTAAACACAAACCGGAAAAGTTGTTTTTGGACAGGAAAGGCCTTGGAACAAGCTATACCACGGCATTAATAAGGTGGCACAAGAAAATGCTTTCAAAAAACAATTCAGGAGGCGAACAATAGTGAAAATTGCGATACTGGCTCCCAATTTCTTTTTAGAAGTTGCGGAATTAAGCGGAAAAGACAGAATATTGTATGGAGGCGGAGAGCGATACTTATATGAGCTTTGGCGAAACTTAACCGAAAAGGGACATGTTGTTGATATTTACCAGCCCCTTAGATCGCCTAACACTGTGGATGAATACGGGAAAAGGCATAATGTTCCTTTCGGGCAAATTGCAAAGAACTATAAGGGAATGAAGGTTATTTGCATAGAGAACAATGAAAGATGGGAATACGGTGTAAATCCAAAGCTCAATATGTATTTTAATGAAATAGGATCCTTCTACGATTTGCGGATATATTATACTACTTATATGGCATACCCTTTCGCACTTAATCCGTCAATATCAGTATGCCACGGCATATATTGGGATTACCCTCATTTTGTTTACAACATTGCCGACGAAAACGTAAGGCAAGAATATTTTAAGAGGCATTTGTACGGTTTTACAGCACCAGATATTTGCGTATCGGTGGACTCTAATGTAAAGAAGGTTATCAAGGCCATTAAGCCAGGAGCAGACTCAAACATTCACATAATATATAATTTTGTTGACACGAACGTTTTCAAGCCTGTTGAAAAGAATGAATCCGATGTAGTCAATATAATATGTCCTCGAAGGCTTACTACTTTAAGAGGGTGTAATGAATTTATTAAGCTGTACAGGGAGCATGTTGAGGAAACGAAAAGTGAAATAATGTCTACAGAAGAATACAAAACCTTCTCTGACAGCGATGTCCCGGACGATTTTCAAAAAGCTGTCGATTATCTTGGCGATAAGCTTAAGGAAAAGCTTAAGTACAATTTTGTATCGGTTGGTGCTGCAGCAAACGAGGAAAGCGGGCAGAACTTTATTTCATATTATAAAGGTTCGCCAAACATCAGGTTTGTAGATACCGATATGGATGGCATGGTTGCTTTATATCAAGAGGCTGACATCTCGGTTATACCGACTATGGCTTGTGAGGGCTTGAGCCTATCTAGCCTCGAGTCCATGTCCTGCGGCCTTCCTGTTATAACGACCCCGGTAGGCGGGCTTGGCGATTCCATTATACATGGATATAACGGCTTTATTTATGACCCGCAGTATGAAAGCTTGCACGATTACGTGAGGGTGCTTGGCAGAAACAGGAGTTTAAGGAAATTGCTTGGAAGAAGAGGTAGAGAAATAGCCATCGAATCGTTCGACATAAGCATTTGGCGTGAGAAATGGAGTAATGTTATCAATTTATTTAGGAGGTAGAAAAATGTTTAACGATAAGAAATTTATTGTTGAATTTGCTAACTTTGTAAAAGCATTAGATGTAAGTTCTGCGCTTGAAATCGGATGTTTTTCAGGTGAGCTTATAGATGCTTTGTCTGGGGAAGGAGTTGAAGTTGCCGGTATTGACATTAACCCAAAGAGGGAGGATATTCAAAAAGCAGACATTTTTGATACAAAGCCTATCGGTAACAAGTTATATGATGTCGTGTTTTCTTCTGGCTTTTTGGGATGTTGTTCAGAAGAAAAGATAGTTGACGTTATTAAGAAAATGGCATACAGAAGCAGAAGATACATTTTGAATTATGTGCCGAACTCTGATTGCGCAGCGTACCTGGCTGCCAAGAAAAAGACTAAGGCCCCTTGGAAAGCAGAAAGCGACTTCACTACGGACAGGCTTGCAAAGGTCCACGAAGATGCAGGGCTAGCAATCGTCAACAAAGGAGTTGCCGGGAAAGAATGGGCTAAGAGGTTTGGTCCTGAACCTTCGGGACCTTATCTTGTGTGGGTATTGGCAGAAAAGATTAAGAAGTCAAGGAGGAAATCAACCAAGGAGGATGAATAATAATGCAAGCGATAATACTGGCAAACCACAGACTTAAAGGTGCTGTAGACGGATTCGACAATCCGCCTGTGTGTATTCTTAAGGTTATGGACAAAACAATACTGGAGTGGCAAATTGAAACGTTTCGTTTGGCAGGGATAGAAAGCATAAGTGTAGCAACTGCTTTTGGGTATCTGGAAATTGGTGCGATAAAAAACATTTTGGAGAACAACGATGAGCTTTCTGATGTTAGGCTGGTTTCAAGGAAAAGCTGCAGGCACAAGGAATGTCTGAAAGTTCTTGTTGCTGCGTTTAATCCAATGTGCCGCGACAATCAGGTATTTATAGTTGACAGCAACATACTGTTTAGTCACGAAATAATTGAAAAAATGCTTGAACCGGGGCGGCTTAACAGGCTGGCTTACGATTCCAGTAAATACGACGAACAGTCGGTAAAAGTTGTTATGTCTAATCGAGATGGCGTTGGCGTGTGGGGGCTTTCCCCAAACACAAGCAGGGAATATTCGCGCGGCGTGCTTGTAAATATTTACAGAACAAGCCGTAAATTTAGAAGAGACATGATAAGCAACATCGAATACAGCGTGGAAAAATACGGAGAAAACTGTCCTTTGCATTATATTATGACGCGCACCATTAGAAAGCCTAGAGCACTCCCTTTAGATGTCAAGGACTACGATTATTCGATTATTAACACTTTAGATGACTACAAAAAGCTATCAGGCAATTATTAAGTCGGAGGCGATTGTTTTGAAACTGAATCTTGACAAAAATCTTTTGGATTTAAGTGGTAATCCAATCGAAGGAAAAATGAGTGACGTTTTGGCAAACATGCTGGCGATGTCCACTGAAGGAGAACCGGCAAGGGTTATGGCGTGGGCTGTAAACCTTATAAACAACGGCGAGATTGATATAGAAAAAAAGGATAAAGAGTTTTTAATTTCTTCTGTTAAGCGCTCAAGAAATGTTATTAATCTTGCAAAAGCTCAAATCATCGAAGAAATTGAAAAACTTTCAGAACAGGAATGAGGTGATTTAATGCCAATATGGGGCAAAATATTTGCAAGGAACCGAGACAGGCCGGACGATATGCCCACCGGGAGGAAAACGTCTCTTGGCGGCATAAGAAAAACATTATCACCAAGACGCTCCAGAGTGACAGATATTTTAGAAACTTTGCGAAGTATTAACGAAGAAATTGCTGCTATTGAATTTCTTAAAAAAGTAAGTCCTGATGTGTCTATGTCGGTTTGGAACTTTGTTAGGCTTGCGAACCAAGGGCACAAAATGCATATGTATGATCTTGGCGAGGGCAAAAACAGGAATATTGAACTGGAAGAAGAATGGCGGGATTTTACTTCGCGAATTAATGAAATATCAAACGCAGGGCTTGATGGACTTATAGATCAACTCCATCATAGTGCTTTTATGCAAGGCGCTATGGGGCTAGAGGTTGAAGTGAACGATAGCAGGACTGATATTGTTGACGTTTATCCTGTGCCTCCCAAATCCATAACGTGGGAAATCGAAGAAAGAAACGGACGCGAGGTTTGGATCCCATATCAACAACAAAATTTTAAAAAAGTCTCCCTCGAAAAAGGAAAGGCTAATTTCTTTTGGGTTCCAACAGACCCGGACATTAATGACCCGCGTGGAGTTTTGCATTTGACGCCAGTAATTCAGGCAATAGACTTTCAGCTTGAAATCCTTAATGATTTGCAGGCCGTTCTTCATCATCAGGGTTATCCTCGAAACGATATAAGCATTAACCTTGAAAGGATGGTTGCGTCTGTTCCTCCGGCCATTAAAAATGACCCGGATAAACTTAAAAAACACCTTACGGAACAGTGGGAAAATATTCGATCGCTTATGCAGAAGATAGACCCTGACGAGGATTATTTGCACTTTGACGACATTGCCATAAAAATGAACGAAGGCGCAAACAATTCTACAAGGGGGCTTGATGTAAGAGCAATTGCAGAGGTTTTAGATATTCAGACACTTTCCGGTGCAAAGCAGATGGCAATATTTATGAACAGGAATCAAGGCGTAACAGAATCGTGGGGAACTGTTCAATTCAGAATATTTTGTAGCGGCATAGCATCTTGCCACAGGGGAAGTAAACGCTTGATAGAGGAAGTTGCAAGACTCTGGCTCAGGGTTAAAGGCATTCAGGCCGTCCCTGTGTTTGAACATAACATGGTCGATTGGAATTCAGAAGAACAGAGGATGAACGTCCGCCTTATGGAGGAAGAATTCTATGCAATTGCTCAATTAATGCATTGGATTGACGCAGATACTGCCGCTTCGGAGGTCATGGGGGCCGAAAAAGCTGCCAGTCAAGAGCCAAGCGAATCAATCAGGGCAAGTTTTTCAATTGCAAAAGGAGTTGGAGATATTGAAAGAAATGATAAACGTAAGAGGAATGAATTTCAAGACAGAGTCGTTAACTTTAAAAAGCGATAATAGCTGCTTTACATGTATTCATTTGGGTGACGAAAAATATTGTCTGAAATGTACATTTAAGGACATGTACGAGCCAAAGTCTGAAAAACAAAACAATAAATAGAAAGGAGGGACGATCATGCCAGAAGCAGTACAAGATAACATTGCAAACGATATGGACCAGTCATTGCAAAATGATGTCCTTTCGCGCAAATTTGGGACGCCTACTTCTGCACAGCTTGAAAAGATAAACAAAATGGCAAAGCGACCTCTTACAAAAGAAGAGATTTTTGTTTATTCTCACAAGATGGCCGGAGATATGATTATCCCTAATAGGTATATGCAACTTACGAAACCTTTGCTTAATGTTTTCAGGGAAGACGCAAACAAGGGCGTTTCTTTCTTGCTCGGTCATTCTTGGACTCTTTTTAGCCCGAAACCAGCCCTTGCTTATGGAAAAGTATTTGAGGGATGGGTTGGGAAGCAGGGCCTTGTTGAAGGCGAGTCGGTATCTTTTAACGGCTCCGCTTATATTGTTAGGGGGCAAGAGAAGGATGGCATTAAGACTGACAGCATTATCTCTGACATTGAAACAGGGATCATATTTGACACCTCAATAGGATGG